GCTACACAGCCCCTCGGGAGGCCCTCAAGCCTCACCGCTCTTTAACAACCAGCGCAACAACCAACAGACCGCATTGCCTCTACCGGCGACCGGCGATCAGACAGCCCCGAAAGGCTGCCCACGACAGGGACAACCCTGTACGGCTGACGAAGGTGAAACGCCTAAACCGAGAGAACGACCCGGGCATGCAATGCGCCCCGCCACCCCGGCGGTAATGGGACAGAACGATTTACTGATGCCGGTTCGCTGAGCCGGCATTGGAAATCAACTGGAGATCACCGAAATGACCAACCGTGAAGCGCTCCGCAACGCAAACCACCAGCGCGACCTGGCTCAAGCCGAATCCCGCCGCTGGCAGCTCAAGGCGCAAGTCAGCGGCGAGGAAGCCGACTGGGTGCAGCACCGCATGGCCCAGAAGGACGTTGTTCACTGGGGCTTGCAGGCCGACTACTACAGCCGCGCTGCATGACCGGCGATTCACTGAAGCACCTGGGCGACCGGGTGCTTTGGGAATCCACTGGAGGAACACACCATGAGCATCACATTCGACGCGGATAGCGTCAGCGTGGAAAGCGTTGGCCGGAACAGCCAAGTTCGCGTGACGGTTGATGGCAAAGGCAGCGACATTGCCGAGGCACTGCACATCGACGACCGCCTGCACGACCTGGAGCCGCACGAAATCGTCAACCACGTTGGCGCCGGCAAGTTGCTGGAGACCATGGACGAGGCCGAGATCTCCGAATGGCTGGCCGGCGCCAATGTGGACCCGAACGACTTCCTCAGCGCCATTGGCGAGGAAACGGTTTTGAAGTGGCTCAACAACGAGTAACCGCCCTGGAGGGAAGAAGAATGGCCGGCACATTTGAACAGGGCTGGGCGGCGAAACCTTTCGCCGAACAGTTCCCGCAGATGGATGCGAAAGAGGCCGAGCGCCTTGATCGCCTGAACCACGCAATCACCGACTTGTACATGGCCGACATGCTGACCGATAGCCAGGTCAAGGCCATCCGGGAGAAAAAGATGCCTCGTGCCGTCGGCAAGGCCGTGGCGAAGATGAAAGCCCCTGCCCGTCAGCCCTGACGTTAACTGCCCGATGCCCTGCTCCCCATCGCAGGCTGCATCGGAGTGTGATCTGAGTACCGTCACCCAGCGCGAGAGCAATGGGCGGCAAACGTCATACAGATCACACCCCGATGCAGAGTAGCGCCCAGCTCCGGGCGCGGTTACCGAAGCACCTGTGGACGTCCCTTCCCTCGCCTTGGGGGTAAACGAATTGCGCCGCTGGATGGGTCCACGCCAAGCCAGCTGCCGGGGTAGTGCCCGGCCTCTGCATCACCCCCTTCCCTTCACTTCGACCGCATTAGGCAGGCGCCAGGCCACCTTTCACGGTGGGTTTGGTCACCCGCGCCTGGCTCCTGGCCAATGCGGTTGAGACGAGACTTCCACAATGAGCATTCAGATCAAGCAGTCACTGCTTGACGCTGCGCATGGCCGCAAAAGCCCTGATCGCGCGGCGGCGGGCATTGAGCGAACCAAGCTGGACGGGATACCGCGATGCCCCGATTGCGGCATCACCCGGTATCCGCGCAACTACTACAAGCAACATTGCTATTGCGGCTACTGCTGGCAGCCCCTGCCTACCCAACCCACCGAGTAACCCACCGCCTAGAGGCGATCATGACCGTCACAGTCGAGACTGCTGCCGTCTTCCGTGGCGGCGGGCGTCGCTGGTTCACATTGCGAGCCGCCTGCGCTGCTGAGGCACGGGCAATGCTCAAGAAGTACTGCGATTGCGATTACTGCGAAGACGACATAGGGCGCTATGAGCTGCCGTGTCGGCTTCACCACCCTGACCGATACCCGCGAATCATGAATCGCCTGACGAAAGGCCTCATGCGGCGCTATCGAGCATCCCAACCGTAACTGGAGGCGACCATGGGCGCACTTCGAGCAGCACAGTTTGAGTACGACAACCGGATGCCGCCGGCGGTGAGCGAAGTAGCCGACGCGGAATCCACTTGGATCGACGACGGCATCGCTGAACTGATGGCGCGCCGAGATGTGGTGTTCCAGCGCCGGATGCGCCCGAAGCAGGGCGTCACCTATGAGCGCTTCGCCCAGGCGGTGGATGAGTTCGTTATGGGCCAATTGGGCCTGAACGGCATCAGCAACTCTGTATTGGGTCGCCTGGTCCTGGCGGCGCGCTGCAAAGTGACCAGCGATGCAGCAGCGGCAGCCGACGAGATCCTAAGCGTGGCCAACCCTGAGTCGGCGCTGGAAGAGATCGCCCGCCAGCTGCTCACCCCCTTCGCCAAAGAAGGAGTGCTGGCCCAGGCCGAGGAGGCGCAATGAGCCCTCACAGCTTGGCAGTCAGCGCCATCGAGGCCGCAATCGAAACGATGCTTCTGCCGGGCTCGGGCCCGGTGGAGGATGCCAAGGCCGAGACCATGGTGGTCGCCTACTTCTCTCTCTTGGCCATCGACTCCAACGAGTTCAAACACTACTGCGAGCGCATCCGGCGTATTGCCGAACGGCGCAAGGAGGCAGCATGACTACACCAATCGTTCGAACGCTCATCGACGAGCAGATCGCGGAGCTGCCAGAGGCTCAGGCCATGCCGGCCGACCGGGTGCTGATGCTGTTCAAGGGGCCGACATTCGCCGCCGCGGTGAATGAAGCGGCGCTGGCCAGCATCGAGAACCCGCAGGCCTGGAAGTGCCGCGCCTGCATCTGCGGGGAGTGGACGGTCGGCTACGAGGTTCGGGCGTGAGCTTCTACGAAGACAGCATCGCCGACGGTAGCCACTGCGCCATGTGCTGCGAGTACATAGGAGAGGATATTGGCTACACCAGGACCTGCCGCGCCTGCGGTGGCAGTGAATCAGTCGACAAGAAAGCGCGCAAGCTGGAAAACATGGCCCGCTTCGAAGCCTGGCTGAGCAACACCGGGGTTCAGCACTCGAAGCACAATGACGGCTATCACGTCGTACTCAAGCTTCCCGGAAACAAGATTATCGACTGCTGGCCGAGCACGCGAAAGTGGCAGTTACGCGGCCAGCCGATCAGCCGGGACGGCAAGGCTCTGCACGAGCTTGTGCGAAAGCATCTGAGGCCTTCGTCATGACCACCTACCAGCGCGCCCGCCGCGTAGTCATCTGGCGCGGCTCCTTCTCGATGCTCTTCGCCTGCACCTTCTTCATGCTCGCCAGCGCACTGGCCGGCAGCATCACTTCCTGAATACACACCCGAGCCCGGCGGGCCCTTAGGGGATAACCGGACCGACCCGGAGCGTAAGCGGTGAGAGCGCGCAACCATCCACCGCAGCCAGGGCCTGGTGGCACCTCCAATCCGGGTGACCTGGCATTTCCCCAATTCAACTGACGGCGCCGGCCTGGCGCGAGGTTTTCCAATGTCCGCAGAACAGAAACTGATCGCGATCGAAGAGATCAGCGAGGCGAACGCCCCGGCCATCTATGTGGCCGGCGGCCTGCAGCAATTCATCGACCTGGTAAAGGGCGAGATCGAAGGCGAAGTGCCCGATCTGACCACCCGCAAGGGCCGCGAGCGCATCGCCAGCCTGGCCGCCAAGGTCAGCAAGTCGAAGACCGCCGTCGAGAAGCCTGGCCGCGACTATCTGCGCCGACTCAAGGAAATGCCGAAGGTGGTCGAGGCCGAGCTGCGCGAGTTCGTGACCAAAATGGACGCGCTACGGGACGAGACGCGCCGGCCGCTCACCGAGTGGGAGGCTGCTGAGGATGCTCGGATCGACCGCCACAACGACGCAATCAACCGTATGAAGGACCTGGCCGCCGAGCTGGGCACCTTGGATGCCGAGCAGCTGCAGGCTCGCCTCAGCGAGCTCTCCGCGTTCCAGTTGGGCGAAACGTGGGAGGAATTCGAGGCTGAGGCAGGTCGGACCAAAGAGGCTTCGCTGAATGCAGTGCAGGCCGCCTTGGTCGCCCGCCAGAAGTACGACGCCGAACAGGCCGAACTGGCCCGCCTGCGCCGGGAAGCAGAAGAGCGCGCCGAGCAAGACCGCATCCGTCTGGCACAGGAGGCCGCCGTCGAAGCGGAGCGCCAGCGCGTGGCCCAGGAGCAGCAGGCAGCACGTGAAGCCGCGGCTCGCCGCGAGCAGGAACTGCTCGACCAGGCCGCCGCCCAAGAGCGCGAAGCCGAGAACCAGCGCCTGCAACTCAAGCTGCAAGCCGAACAAGCCGAGCGCGCCCGGATTCAGGCCGAGGCCGACCGCGTTGCGGCCGAGCAGCGAATGGAGCAGGAGCGCCAGGACGCCGCTCGACGGCAAGAGGAGGCAGCCGAGCAGGCGCGCCAGGAAGAACGTCGCCGCGCCGATGCAGCAGCAGCCGAAATCCTCCGGCAGCAAGAGGCCCGCGAGCGCGACAAGGCGCACCGGGCCAGCATCAACCGCGCCGCCCTGGAGGCCTTCGTCGCCGGCGGCATGACCGAGGAATGCGCCAAGCAGGCAATCACCCTGATTGCCCAGCGCAAGATCCCCAACATCGCCATCACTTACTGAGGCACAGACCATGACCAGCGCAATCATTGTGCCCGAACAGCGTCGCCAGGCAGTGGCTGCGCCCGGCCCCGTCGACAACAGCATCCTGGCGGTGATCAGCCGAGCAGCCGCCGACCCAACCTGCGACATCGAGAAGATGGAGCGGCTCCTGGCCATGCATGAGCGCATGCAGGCCAAGACAGCAGAAGCCGCCTTCAACGCCGGCATGGCGCAGATGCAATGCGAGATCCCGACCGTGTTCGAAGCGGCGGTGAATCTGCACACCGGCAACGCCTACGCCACGCTCGACGACATCACCCGGGTGGTCAAGCCGATCATGCAGCGGCACGGCTTCGCGATCACCTTCAAGGTGGAGAACCAGGACAAGTCGATCAGTGTCACCGGCATCCTGATGCACCGCGACGGCCACCGCGAGCAGACAACCATGACCCTGCCGGCCGACATCAGCAAAGGCCGGAACGATGTTCAAGCCGTCGGCTCGTCCACCACCTACGGCAAGCGGTACGTGATGTGCGCCTTGCTGAACATCACAACCGGCGACGTCAGGGACGACGACGCGCAATCGTCGGATGGCTCCGATACGGCGGAAATGCGGGCCCAGGCGCTGGGCGACATCCTGGCCCAGGTCGAGGCAGCCGCAACCCCCGACGAGCTCAAGGATGTATGGCAGGCATCCGTTAAGGTCATGCAGGCCAGCGGCGACAAAGCCGGATACGACGCGGTGAAGATCGCCGTGACCAAGCGGAAAACAGTACTGGAGGCCACCCCATGATTATCGTCAATTGCACCCAAGGCTCGCCCGAGTGGCTGCAGGCCCGCGCTGGAGTGATCACCGCCAGCATGTTCAGCACCGCCCGCTCGAAAGTGAATGGGCTGACCGCGCAGCAGCGAACCTACGTCGACGCCATTCTGGCGGGGCACAGTGAAGCCACGGCGCGCGATACTGCCGGATACAAGGCCGGGCCGAAGGCGGAGGTTGTTCAGAGGGCGCTGGATGGCGAAAAGGTGGGCGAGCCATCGAATGCCGCCCTCACCTACGCCTTCGAGCTGGCCGTCGAACGCATCGGCGGCGCCCCGCTCGACGGAGGGTTCGAGACCTGGCAGATGCGCCGCGGCCATGAACTGGAGCCGGAGGCGCGGATGGAGCACGAAATCCAGACAGGCCTGATCGTCACGCAGGTCGGTCTGGTCAAAACAGACGACGGCTCGTTCGGCGCCAGCGCGGACGGCTTCATCGGCGAAGACGGCGGCAGCGAGTACAAGTGCTTCCTGGCCCCAGACAAGCTCCGCGCCTTCCACATCGACAACGACGCCAGTGATGTCATCGACCAGGTGCAGGGCTGCATGTGGATCACTGGCCGGAAATGGTGGCACATCGGGATGTACTGCCCCCTGCTCAAGCCGGTAGGCCGCCAGCTCTGGTGGCGTGAGTTCAAGCGCGATGACGACTACATCGAACAGCTTGAGCAGGACCTTTGGGAATTCAAGCTGTTGGTCGACGGCTTCGAGCAACAGCTGAGGAGCAAAGCAGCATGAGAGGCGTCAACAAAGTCATCCTGGTCGGCACCTGCGGCCAGGACCCTGAGGTCCGCTACCTGCCCAACGGCAACGCGGTCACCAATCTGAGCCTGGCCACCAGCGAAGCCTGGACCGACAAGCAGACCGGGCAGAAGGTCGAGAAGACCGAATGGCATCGCGTGGTGCTGTTCGGCAAGGTCGCGGAGATCGCCGGCGAGTACCTGCGCAAGGGGTCGCAGTGCTACATCGAGGGCAAGCTGAAAACCCGCGAATGGGAGAAGGATGGCATCAAGCGGTACGCCACAGAGGTGCACGTCGACATCAACGGCACCCTGCAGTTGCTCGGGGGGCGGCCTGACAACCAAGGCGGCGGCCAGCAGCAACAGCAGCAACAGCAGCAACGACAGCAACGACAGCAACAACGTCAGCAGCCGCAGCGCCAGCAGTACCAACAGCAGCAACAGAACCAGCAAGCAGGGTATGGGCCGGACCCCGAAAGCTTCGACGACGACATCCCGTTCGCCCCGCTCCCCCACCTGGCAGGTGGATAGCGATGGCCATCTCAATCATTCCCGACTTGGTTCGACGCCAGAAGGAGCTGGAGCATCATCTGCGGCTGCTCTTCAACCGTAGCTGCCAGTGGAGCCGCGCCGAGCGAGTGCGAGGCGCCTCCACAATCGAGAACTTGACCCAGCAGCTGGTCGAGATAGCCGACCAGATAGACACGGCACGCGGCACATGAAGCGCATCAACAACCTGGTCCGCCAGCGCCGGCGGCAAGAACAGTTCCACCTGCCGCCCAGCGGCCTAACGGAGCAAAGACATGCAGAAAGCACCCTCTGGAGTCGTCACCCTTCCGGCCTGGATGAATCGGCCAGTCAAGAAGCTGTACAACACCCGCAGCGGCGGCCAGTACCGGCCTGACGATGTGGCCCTGGCCTTCGCCTTGAGCCTGCGCGAGCACGACAGCGCCGACCACCTGCGCAGGCTGGCCCGGCGCCTGGTCGACAAGGTTTGCCTGGAGCATCAGCCGAACATGAAGCGCCTGGCCCGCGAGCCCGACGACGCCAAGGTGTTCGACGCAGCGCTCAAGATCATCAACCGGGTGTGCGACCTGCTCGACATCGGGCCGGGCGCCACCTTCGTGCGCAATGGAGACAATGATGGCTCTGACGCAGCAGCAGCGTGACGAGAAGCGCAGGGCCAAGGCCGAGCGCCTGCAGGAAGAAGACCTGCGCATGAAAGCCCGCCCGGGCACCCGCCAAGCCCTGGCCGAAATCATGGAATGGGCCCAGGTCGAGGAAAACGGCGAGGCCATGACCCTGCTGATCCACCGCATCCATGAATTAGGGCCTGAAGCGGCCCGCCACTTCCTCAGCGCGCCGCGCCACGAAATCGTTGTGTCTGATTTTGTGGCGCGACGGCTCGACCAGTTCCGCATCGGCCGCGAGCTGCGCGCGCCGGATTTGATGCTGGGCGATGACCCCGACGATACCGGTGTCTACTTGCCGGAGATGGCCCTGATCAGCCCTGGTACTTCCGATCAAACCAATCGGTAGCGTACAAAAGCGCTCTCATCTCTGCATCTTCCCTGCTTTCGAATGGCCCGTTGATCGTCCCGAGTATCTCGTCATCCGAGTTCACATTTGCTACGACTTCAACTGCTTCCGGCGTCCAGTGCTGGTCAATGTCGCCCACTATGCGAGCCTCAACCTCAACGCCCTTACCGCGCCCTATCTCGATAACCATTCTGGTAGGCCACGGCTTGTCTTTCACCAAAGTCATTATCACTCCTTGACCCGGCCCCATGCCGGTCACCCGTAATACCCCATCCCAAACCAAATTGCCACCATGCCGCATCCGGCCACGGAGGGCGGCGCATGCATGGAGAAAGCCATGAGC